TGTATGAGGGGGGTGGAGGGTGAGGAGTATAGACGCCCCCCAAGGTGCTGCAATAAATGCAATAAATACAATAAATCAGAACCCGTTGAAATCATTTACAAATACCCCAATGTTTAGTGATGCAATAAATCATGCAGTTAATCGTCGCGGCATTTGTTGAGGGCTTTCTCAGCCAACATTGCGTAAAACTGCACCCCCTCGCTGACATTGGCGACATCCCTGATCTCCTCCAGTGCGCCCCTCATTATTAAGTTTTGCTCGTAGATTTTTTTCCACTGCTCTCGCTCAAACATTATGCCCCCCCCTATTGTATTGATGGTGCAAACCAAGCCATCGTTGGACGGCCCCGCTTGCCCTCGTTCAGATTGCGGCACTCTATGCCCCTATCGTTTGCCAGAGCGTCCAGAACGTCTCCGCGCTTTCGTCTGTCCATATTTGCGAATGCCCCCACGCTGCGCGTAATCTGGCTCTCTGTGATGCCCCCCAGCCCCGCTGTTTCGATCTTGGTAAACACCGCCTTGCAGCAGGCATCAAAGGGGCCGTCTGCCATGTTGGCCTTGAACATTTTAATCGTCTCAGTCGCGTAATGCTCGACATAATCGATGCTCCACTGCATTGCATCCAGCCCGATACTTTCCTGTCCCATTGATCTGGCAATGATCAGCGACAGGCGCATGGCGATCTCGCGTGATCGATTGTACATAGCCTCCAGCCCAGTACCTGCCTCTGCCCTAATGGCATCCACCAGCCGCTCCTCGTAGCGTCTCAAGATCGCCTTGGCCTCTGGTGTGAATGCCACCTCCATTGGGGATGGCGGCACATCGTGCGTGGAGCCGGGGTCTAGCGTCCCGTTAACGGCGTAAGCGTGATCGCTGGCCCAAGACTTGAGCCGCTCTGAAATTGTGGACGTTGTGATTTCCTGCGATAGCTGAACACCGATATCGGTCTTCACAATCAGGAACCTGTTTAGAAGCCCAGAAGCCACATCGCCCCCTCCGATAGCCTTCATAAATTCTGACGGCGTGGACATGCCCACCAGCGTCAGGCTCGGCCTCCTAACCACCTTCTCCAGCTTTTCGGCCTCAGACGCCTTCATTGTGTTTGTGGCGTAGCCTTGCTGCCGCATGACGCCGTCTGTGCGCCCGAAGGCTTCCATAATGGATGTCAGAGCGTCAGCCTTGTGTTGCATTCCCGTGGCCGCTGCCGACTTGAGCATACGGCCCATCTCGTCAATCACGCTGACGTGAACTGGCTTCTTGGTCAGTGTGGACATCACCCCTGCACCAGAGGTGTAGCCTGCTGGCCCGATCAGGTCATCCAGACCAGCCTCTTCAAGTAACCGCTCCAGTACGGTCTTGGTATGTTCTTTCCCCGATCCTGTCTCACCGATATTCAAAAGATACAGGCTGGAGAAGTTCCGCTGGTTTGTCACCCAGCGCCTGCCCATTACTGTAGAGCCAAAGGCGATGGCCGCTTGCACGGCAAATTGGGGCTGCGGCTTGATTGCGGTGACAGAATAATAATTGACCACGTCTTGTAGAACGCCCGGTATCGACAGCAGATGATCTGGTATATTGCCCAGCGGCTCGGACTTGGCTGCTGGCTTGGACATAATTGATGCCGCCACTTTTGCGCCGTGCTTAATCGCCTCTTCATCATATTCGTGATCTGGATTGTTGGTGACATTTAGAAACGCAGCGGCGTCTTTGACAGCCTTGGTGACGTTTCCCATGTGTTCGTACTGGCACCACAACTCAAAGCAATCGAAGCTGTGGGCCGAATCAAACGGGTCACTGGCGTGGTGGCTGTATGCGCGGCCATCTTCAAACACCTTCACCCCCGCCAGCTTGGACGTGCTGTTTGGCGACAGGTATCGATCCTTGGCGGTTTGTTTATAGCCGTACTGTTTTAAAAGGCTGTGCATATCGTGCGCCTCATTAAAGGCGTCGATGACAGACGTGCCGTCACCCTTTGGCCGTGGCCTTCTGGGTGGCTGAAATTCTGGCTCACGCCGCCAAGGGCAGATCGCCACCATCTGTGGCCGAAACTTATCCCACTCTCTCCAGATTGTTAAAAGTTGCGGCGGTAGGTCTGGCAGTCCATCGAATATAGAACGACCAGCCCACTCGTATGGACGGCCCGTGTCTGGGTGGATCGATGGCGGTAGGACATCTTGCACGGCCCCAGCGCGAAGCTCAAAGACCACTTCGGTTTTTCTGGGATCGCCCTCGACAGGCCAAGATATTTTGTGGGTAATCAGATCGGGCGGTGCCTTGAAGATCAGCTTACCTCGATTTTCGCGCCCAATGATTTGGGGGGCCGACTGCATAAGCTCTGAGAAATCGATGCCCAGTTCTTCGAAAATCATCTTGGTGTATTCGACATGATCGATGTCCACGGCGCAAGTTCCGCTGGCCCCATGAAGCAAGCCCACGTTGTGCGTTGGGTTCTGCTCGTAATACAGACGCGCCTTCTCTGGATCAGACAGTGCCTGCTCTGGCTTCTGCCATCCAAAGCGGGTTGGGCCTTTAGTCCCTGCTGGGATTGTGACCAAGAAAAAACCCATCTTCTCGCAATACTCTTCCACTTTTATTGTCATTTTTTTTGACCTTCTTATTTATAGACGGTGAGATAATCGCTTAACTTCCTCCAAGTGTTCAAACTGATTCGTTCATTGCCCTGCTGCACGGCCTTTACGGTGGGGTGCGACAGCCCAGATTTCTCTGCCACAACCGTCAAACGTCGATCTTGCAGGGCGTCCCGTATGGTCTCAAGAGGTATCATATTGTCCATTGTAGTCTCCAATTTTACATATTTTCAAAAAAGAGCTTTACATGCTCAAAACCATTTAGTAAAGATCGGCTTGTAGAAAAAGTGTGAATGAAAAAATGGAGAACGAAATGGACAATATCAATGTCGATATTCTTGCCGCCGATTGGCTGGATATCAAAGCTCAAGAGAAGGCGCTGACCGCAAAGCGCCACGCGATTGAAGAGCAAATCGCAGCGGCCCTAGAAGTCAAAGACGAGGGGTCAATTTCCCACAAAACTGAAGGCCACAAGGTTACGCTGACACAGCCTGTGTCTCGTAAAGTTGATGCTATAGTGTGGGACAAAGTATCGAAAAAAATACCCCAACATTTGCAGCCAGTGAAACACACAATCAGCGCGGATGCCGCTGGCTGTCGTTACTTGCTGGCTAATGAGCCGAAACTGTGGGCCAAGATCGCGCCTGCCTTCGAAACTAAATCTGGCAAAATCGGCGTCAAGGTTGAGGTGCTTTAATGCGCCTGACTGATGTCGAGCTTGAAATGCTGATCTCTGCGATAGCGTGTGTCACTGTGATGAACGGTGACCACAAAAGCCCAGCACAGATTAAGCTAGAGCGTAAATTAAATCGGTGGCGCGACCACCCAGACTTGGAGTTTGCAAATGAACCGCAGCATAGATGAAATTTTGGACGAGGTGTTTAGCCTTGTTTTTGGGAGGGACTGGTAATGTTTAAGATCGAAAAAGGGGTGCCAATGACGGCACCCTCACGGGACAGGTCAGGCAGATGGAAGGATTTGCTACGTCAAATGGAAGTTGGCGACAGCGTTCAGCTTGAGAGCCAGACGCAAGCCACATCCATTCGCAATACAGCCAAACGCATGGGTCTGCTGGTGCATTGCCAACAGCAGGAAGATGAAAGTTTTCGGGCATGGAGGGTTGAGTAATGGCATGTTGGGTTCGTTTGCGATCAAAAATTGAAGGAAGGACAAATGTTGTCGCTGTTAATTTAGATCACGTTAAAATGATAGAAACATGGGGCGGTAAGCATAAAGAATTAAACGGCAATAAATCACTGTTGATCTTTAATAACGTCCATGATGGATACGATTTTTTGCACGTTGTTGAAACTCAAGAGGCAATTTTGAAAGAGATGTCATCGTTGGCAGCAGCAGGTAGAATGGGAGAATTATAATGGCGATTGATCTAAAAACACTATCGAAGCCATCAGGCCAGCGGCCTATTATCTGCACTCTGTTTGGCGAAGGTGGAATGGGGAAGACTACACTGGCTGCTATGTTTCCTAAACCTGTGTTCATCAGGACAGAGGACGGCACAGCCAGTCTGGCAGGCAATGACAACGTCAGCCTGTTTCCACTGGCAACGTCTACACAGGACGTGCTGGACGCGATTGAGGCGCTTGCAACTCAGAAGCATGACCACAAAACCTTGGTTATTGATTCGATCACTCAGCTTGGCACGATGATTGAAGCAGAGATTGTTGCGGCTGACCCCAAGGCCAAGTCTATTAATCAGGCTGGCGGCGGTTACGGCGCTGGCTATAGCACGGCGGCTGAGAAGCATCGCCAGATCAGGGACTGGGCGGGATCACTCGCCTACGAAAAAGGTCTCAACATAGTCTTCATCGGCCACGCCGATACTGAGATGCTTGATTTGCCAGATATGGACGCCTTTGCACGATACACCGTGCGGATGCATAAAAAGTCACTGCCACATTACACTGACAACGTCGATCTGGTCGGCTTGATCAGACTGAAGACATTTGTTCGTGGCGGTGACGGCGACAAGAAACGTGCGATTTCGACGGGGGAGCGGGAGATCATCTGCCATCCACAGGCGTCGAGCGTAACGAAAAATCGGTTTAACGTGTCTGAGCCTCTGGCCTTCACGTTTGACCGCAACCCATTTGCAGATTTTGTAGCAGAGTAGAAAAGGAAAACTCACATGGAACTAAATGGTTTTAACGCAGCGGCTATTGAACCAGCCGCAACATACGAGCCGCTACCAGCGGGAAACTATTCGGCAGTGATTGTTGAGAGCGAAGAGAAGCCCACCAAGGCTATGACTGGCAGCTATTTGCAGCTTGGACTGGAGATTGTTGAGGGCCAGTACGCTGGCCGCAAATTGATTGATCGGTTGAACCTCAACAACCCCAATCAAATTGCAGTGGACATAGCACAGCGCACTCTGTCGGCCATATGCCACGCCACAGGCGTTATGACGCCCAAGGATAGCAGCGAGTTGCACGACAAGCCTCTGGTGGTGAAGGTGGCAGTCAAGGCCGCAGACGGCCAGTACAGCGCCTCTAATGAGATCAAAGGGTACTCAGGTGCCAAAACTAACGGCGCTGCCACAGCGGCCCCTGCGGACGCTCCAGCGGCATCGTCAACGCCGCCTTGGAAGCGATAATCTGTTTTGCGATGGGGTGGCTTTTGCTGCCCCATTTTACAAATAGAGAGGAGCCAAGATGAACCTTGAGAAATATAATCCATCGCCCACGGTCAAGGCCATTTACGAACACTACGAGGCCAGCCGCGATAACGGCCACAGGGCGCATCTGGGCGGCTCACAGATAGGCAACCCGTGCAGTCGGGCATTGTGGTATCAGTTTCGCCACGCAAGCTCACAGAGCTTTGAGGGACGTATGCTGCGCCTGTTTGAAACGGGTGACCGCGAAGAGGAGCGGATCGTGGCAAACTTGAGAGCGATTGGCGTTGAGGTGTGGGAGGTCGATCCAGAAACGGGCCGACAGATTAATTACACGGCCTGTGGAGGTCACTTTGCTTTGAGCCTAGACGGCATTGGCGTTGGCTTCCCAGAAAGCAAAGAGCCACATACGCTGGAATTTAAAACGATGAACGACAAGTCGTTTGCCCAAACCAAGATGAAGGGCGTCAGGATCAGCAAGCCGATCTACTGGGCGCAGTGCCAAGTCGGTATGCACTTGGCTGACATTGATCGTTGCTATTTTTTTGCCGTGAATAAAAATAACGATGAGATTTATTCTGAGCGGATCAAGCGGGATCGGGCAGAGGGTGAAATGCTAATCAGTAAGGCCAGCAATATTATCTTTGACGAGAAGCCACCGTCTAAAATCAGCCACGACCCGTCCAAGTTTGCCTGTCGTTTTTGTTCCTACATTCCAATTTGCCACGGCGGTGAATTGCCAGAAGTTAATGATCGGACAGACGCCCACAGCACCCCAGAGAGGGACGGCACTTGGAGCCGTAAAGAGGGCGCAGGGGGCCACTTGTTTAATCCGTTTATGGTTCCTGACGATTGGGAGATCATAGACGCTGGCGATGATTTCGTGGAGTATCAGACCCCACAAGGCGTCATCCGCAATCAAGACAACAGTGAAGAACTGAGGGATAAGTTTAATGAAGACGCCAGATGAGATGATGGATATCGTGAATGCTCTGTACTTAACCTTGCCAGACGAAATTGAGCAGGAAGAAATGGCCTGCATCTTTACAGTGCTGCTTGGGATGTTTGCGTTAAATTTGGAATGGCATAAAATAAAAGATCGTGTGTCCAATAATGTTGCAGACAACATCTCAGCCGATTTGGACGCTGACGAAATAGGTGTGCCAATTATGAGCCAAGAGACAATCTTGAAAGCGCAAAAAGATGCTGATGATTTTCTGGGAAAGATTGTAAAATGACCGAGGATGAATTTTTTAAAATGTTAAACAAAAGCCGTTTGGGAAAAAAGTGGGTAAAATGGCACCATTTAAACCCTGAGTTTTATAGGTTGTTTGAACGATATACGCTTCAAGCCATTTACAGGGGGCATTTAAAACTAAGCGGGTGGCTAATTGCTAACAGAGTACGATGGGAAAGCTCTATTGTGACAAAAGGAGATGATTACAAAATATCTAACGACTTTATTGCCCTGTTTACACGCCTGTTTATGATAAACAATCCGCAATACATTGGGTTTTTTGAAACGAAACAAATGAAAAGATTAGCCCACGAACCCGCGCTGTTTCGCACAGCGGCCTTGGGTGATTTGT